TCCATCATCTTTGCGAGTTCGTTCTGAACCCCATCAGGCAGATTTGCTATCGCAAGAATAATAGCCGCGACCACCAGACCAATCGTGATCGGCCAACCGATGATACCTGCAACCGTGGTCAGAAGGCCAGAGAAGGCAAGCGACACGGTTTTGACGACAGGCCAGAGAACATTGAATGCTTTTACAAGACCGTAAACGCCTGCTGCAGCACCACCGATGCCCGCAAAAACAGGCATGAATGTTTTTAGCGCGAGTTTTAGAATAATGATCTTGTCGTAAATCTCGGCCAGACGCTTTTCGGCCTTCTTCACCGCGCCTGCCATATCCGTTGCGGCAAGTTCTGAATCGAAGAAAATGCCTGCGAGACCCATCTTCTTGACGGCCTCAATCTTGCCCATAAAGCCGCCTTTTCCAACGGCGTCGCCCAGAGAGGCATACAGAGCATTCTGCTGCTCAACGCTGCGTTTTTGCGGCAAGAAAAACGCTGCCATGCCCACGCGAGTGGCTAGTGCAAACTGCTTCGCAAGCGGCCCCCAATTCTTATCTTGGCCCATCTCTGCAATTTTGTCGCCAACGCGACCGTATGCTCTGATCTGCGCACTAACAAACTTGCCTGTTCCGCCGCCGATCGATCCAAGTCGCGTCTGAAACGCCTCACCTGCCCGATCCAACTGCTCCTGAAGCGTCCGCAATGGCCCGCCTGCCTTCGACAAATCCGCCAATGTTCCGTCTGCATTTTTTGCAGAAGCCTCAAGTTTTGTCATCGCCTCGATCGCCGCGCTGCCCATATCATTGCCCTGCGCATCCGCAAGGAATCCAAACTGCAGGTTGCTATCAACTTTGGAAAGAGCCGTATCAAGGCGCAATATTCCATCGGTGTTGCCTGTTTTCTTCAACTGCTCGCGGAAAGTGATCAGAGCCTTGATCGCTTCATCTGGTGCTTTGCCGATAAAATTCGCTGCAAAATCAAATCCCGTTTCTTGCGAGACGCTCTTCATCAAATCGCTAAATTCGCCACCCGTACCCGCAAACATTCCCTCAATCTGCGTCTGGCTTTCCAGAAGCGAACTGGTGAAAGCCAACGCGCTCTTCTGCGCCACCGCAGGATCAATGCCAAGAACCTTCGTCAAAGCACCTGCCAAACGCTGCGTGCCAAGAATTGATTTCTCAACAAACGCCTGCTGCTTTTCCACGCTCATTTCGCGGAACTGCTGCGATTGCTGCAGCGATTTATCAAGCACTTCTAGCGACCCGCCAAGGTTCTCAAACGCAACCGCGCCCTGACCTGCGTCAACCGCCGTCTTTGCAAAAACATCGAGAAATTTTCCTACAGATTTGCTGCTAAATCCGTAACTCTTCGTCAGGCTCGCCGTGGCTCCAACCAATTTGTCCGTTGCAATTCCTGTAACGGATTCCAACTGCACCAATTGCTTCAGGCCAAGGCCGATTGAACTGAATGTTTCCTTAACTTTTGGCCCCTGCGTCTCCAAAGACTGAAACGCTTTCGCAATCTGTCCCGCACCAATATCCGTCGAATAGGCGAGACTAGCAATCATGCCAGTGGCGTTTGAAGCAGCCTTGCCTGTCAAACCCATCTGGGCAATAAACGGACGGGCCTCCTTCTGAAACCCAAGCATAGAAGATTCAAGGCCAGTCGTGATGACCTGCGGCCCGCCCGTGATCTTCTCCAACTCGCCCTGAATATTGCCCAACTGAAACGACTGAATCGCCGCAAACATATTGCCGATCTTGGACTCGCTGACGACCTTGTTCTGCTCCTGCAGAAGCCCGTTGATGGCTTTCGTCTGGCTGATGCCGTGATCGAGAGCAGAATTCATGCCCTCGTCCCGCGCACCAAACCCAAATGTAAAGCCAAGCAAACCCATGATTATCTCCGAGAGCCCTTCGATCGTGACCGCGACATCGCTGCATCATGTTCCGCTTTCCGCTTTCGTTCCAATCCGTCTTTCTGCTCAACCATCCGCTTTCTGCGAGAAAACGGCATGGCCATAATCTCTGATGGTGCAATATTCCACAATTCACACAAAAAGAATATCTCTGATTCTAAGGCTTCGATGCTCCCGCAGGGAAGAAAAAATTGGTCTGCGCCACATCCAACTCGCCGCTGAAATCAGAACTGCAAGAAGGGCAGGAATACTCGACATTCGAGTCCATAAATCCCTCGTTTGTCGTGAACTCGTTCCGCAACTCGTTCCGCTCACGGCTCTTGAGACGCTTGATGGTGTCAATCGCATCGTGGATGCCACGAACCCGATCAATGCGAACGCCATCAACCTCGTCAATACGCGAGAGCATCGCAAGCGTAAGGACATCATTTTCAGATCGGCTCGACTTGCGCTGCCCCTGAAGCCACTCCTCGTCGCGGCCCGTCATGATGTGCCAACGCACCTTGCGGCCAGTAGAAAGCGTAACCTCGAAATCCCGCTTGAGCGGATCAAGCATATCGCGAGTCTCAAGCGTCGAAAGGTTTAGGCCCACATTCGACTCCGCGCCGCAGGACGGACACTTGATTCTGGTGCTGTAAATGTCGCCAAGAGATGCGCGACGAATCGCAATCAGAAGAATCATCCGATCCGTCGCCGTAAGGTTGTCAACGGCCCGCGCAATCGTATGCTTCTCCGTGATCGAGCCAAGGCTCTCAAGGCAATTGGTGATAACCCGATTCAGGCGCGGCAGCACTTGCCCCTTGCCCGTAAGCAAGTCCTCCTCAACGCCTGTCATCTCAACGACAACATAATCTTGGTGCAATTGATTGCGCTCGTCCAACCATCCGCAGGTCAACTTTCCAGCGATAACACCACTTCTAGCATCAGCAGTCTCAATCATTTTTTGTCCTCCCTCATTCCACGCGAACGCAGAACGCGCTCGCTATCTCGGTCGATGAATTCCACAACCAACTGACGCATTACATCAGAAACACTGCGGCCCTGAGCGTCGGCCTGACGGCGCAACGCTTCGTGCAAATCTGCAGGAATCTCAAAATTGATACGCACGCACGCCTCCGTGAGTAGGGATTACTCATATCCTACTCAACCGATTCGCGCAATACCATTCGCAAACGACAACGCCCATTCAACTGCTAGGGAAGCATCTAGTATTACCGCTATACAGCATACTAACGGCTTGGGGGGGTGTATAACGAGCCGTTCCCTAACAGATGAATGGGCATCGCCCTTCACGACGACCACATTAGCGGATCGCTACCGTCTGTCAAGCGCAGTGGCGATCATTCTTCGTCTTTATTTTCGATGCCGTCTTTTTCGTTCAAGGCGCGAGATTTGCCGAAGAAGTCGGAAGAATGTGGCTTGCGGAATCGCGCCCCAACCGAAACCGATGCATCCTGCGGCGTCTTCAACACAATCTTCTTCTTTGTAGGTGCAGGCTTTTTGTAAGGAACGCCCAATGGCTTTGCGTCGTCAGGCGGGTTCTCGGCCCAATGCTTCGCCCGTAGATAGCAGATCAGCCCGTGGTTGGTCTCCAACTCCATCCCGATCCAACGACACCCCTCAATCTGCGCCGCAACGAGCGTTGTGCCGCTCCCTGCAAACGGATCAAGCACCGTTCCGCCTGCAGGAGTCACAAGTCTGACCAGATAACGCATCAACCCAATCGGCTTCACGGTCGGATGAACATTTGCACCATATTCGCGGATCTCATCCAACCCTGCGTGCCGCTCACTCTGCGCAGCCTTCGCACTATAAAAGAATCGAGCGTTTGACCCCTCGCCGCCGTACCCAAGATCAGGCCCGCTTTTCTGAGGCATGGCAAAAGTGTGGCTCTCTGGACGAACTCCATCTTCTTTGTTTCGGTTGACCGCAACGCCATCCTTGCTCGACGGAAAGATCTCAAGAACCTCATCACTGCCATCGTGGATGATATTTGCAGGCCACCGCCCGCCGCTTGGACGATAAGCAGAGATATCGATCTTCTCGCCATTCTCTGGCCGTTCAGTTCCGTGGCCTGCATAACCAACGGCCATGTTTTCCTTTTTATCTACCTTGATATCCCACGCCTTTTCGTACCCATCACCAGAATCAATGCGGCAAGCGTCAATGTTGATCCCGCCTGTTCCGTACTCAAGAACATTCTCGGCAATATTGTCCATCGCCATAGGCTTTCGAGCAACAACCACAGGCTCGCACGCAGGCTTCAGGTTGGTATTCCACCCGTCCCAAAACTTGGCCTCCATGCTCTTTGGTGCGCCAACCTCATAAGCCTGTGTTAAAGTCTCTGCGAACACTCCGTTCTGCTGCTGAAAACCACTCCCGATGCCAGATGTTTTTGTGCCAATGACAGTTCTGGTCGCACCATAAAGATCGTCTATGGCCTTGGAGATATTGTTGCCTTTTGGGAATCCGCTGTTTCCTGTCGGGAAGCAGAGACCTTTTCTTTCCGCGACAAACGCGCCTGTCGGCACTCGCAAACACCAGACTTTGCCTTCGTATTCAGTCGGCACGACCCGCACCACAGAGGGTTTTTGTCCCGACCACATTCGTACTCCCGCTGATGCGAAAAGTCCCTGAACAGGGCGAGATTCGCAATCCGATTGTCCAGATGATCCCCGTTGAGATGCTTCACCGTCTCCTTCTTCTCCAACAGCCGATCGACCGCAATCGACGCCAGAAGGCGATGCTGCATGATGTACCCATCCTGACGAGCCATCGCCAAATGCGTCTTGGGGCAACGAACATACTTCGTCTTGGTGCCGCGCTGCGGGTTCTCTTTGATCACCACGCCGCCCTTCCACCGCGCATTGTTCGCGCCGCTCAGACGCATCGAATGATACGCCTTCGACTCCTCCTTCCACAACGCTCGACCCCGCGACGGGTTGTTTGCAAGGTTGATCTTCTGCCGAATAATCCCGTTGCATCTCGTACTGCAAACTGGATTTTGCGTGTTCCGAATCCAAGCAGGATGCCGAAGAATCTCCACCCCGCAATTTGTGCATTTCAGAACCACCCGATTCCGCTCCTCCAACGGCTTCCACTGCCGCTCCCTCGACATATTGCCGACCAGAATCTTCATGCAATCTTTGCTGCAGGTCTGCTTTTTTCGCACCTGACTTCTGTCCTCCGCCATGAACGGCTTTGAGCAAGTCCGACACTGCTTCCACAATGGGTACAGTCTCGAATTCGGAGAGGGATTCTGCAAGGACGAAAGTTTCTGCTCCATTTCGTTCAACGATGCAACGGTGTCCTCTGGTGACGAACTGCTCCCGTCCATCATCCAAGACAAGACGGTAAGCGGTATCCTTGTAGTCATATTCAACGATCTCCAATATCGGCTGAAAACTATATTCTCTGCGATCCCGATCGTAGCATAAAACGAGATCGCCTTCCTGCACTTCTTTGTAGGATTTAGGCCCGTTCGCCGTGACGACATTCGTCTCCTCGTCAAGGCAACCGTAAATCCAACTGACCATGTCGCGGATCTCAAAGCCTGCCAACCGCACGCCAAGAACGATCCAGTCATAGGTGCGCGTACCCGCAAAAGATAAGAGATGACCGCCGGGCTTCAAAACGCGCAGGCACTCCATCCACAAGACAGGGCTAGGCACAAATGCATCCCACTCTCTGCCAAGAAACCCTGCGCCACCCGCCTTGAACTCATCCTTGATCAGCCAATCGCGCAGCACCAACCGAACATCAGGCTCTTTGCCAAGACCATACGGCGGATCAGTCACGACAGAATCAACGCTATTGCTCGGAAGTGTGCGCAAGAAATCTAGATTATTTCCAACATAAACCGTTCCGTTAATCTTGCCGCTCATCGTCCACCTCTTTTTTGAGCGAAATCGATTGCGCAGAACCTCGCGCCCGAATCACTGGAACCTTCTTCTTCTTCAACGGAGCAACCGCTGCCAACTCGGAATAATGATCGATTCGGTGCCATGCCACAGTCGCATAGTCCGTCGACAACTCCATCCCAACCCACCTGCGCCCCTCTAACTCTGCCGCAATCGCTGTGGTTCCGCTCCCAAGATACGGATCGAGAACCGTCTGGCCATGCGGCGTGCAAAGTTTTACGAGCCACCGCATCAATTTGATCGGCTTTACGGTTGGATGAATGTTGATTTTTCCTGACCGATCAAGGTGCGCGTTTAGTTTTCCAAGACCTTCCTCGCGCTCACGAACAGAAGGCTTTGGGCAATACATATAGGCCCAATCATCAAGATCGTGGTCAAAGATAGGAAACGCATTTGACGGATCACCTGCAGCCGCAGTCATCGAGATCGATGCGCGACCATCAACCAAAATGTTTGGAGGCCATTTGCCTGCAACATCGCACGCTCCAAGATTCAACGCGCCCACGCCCCAACGCAAAACATTCTCTGCAATCGTATCTTCGCTGATTGGCTTCTGCGCAAGAACGGCAGGCTCATGCGATGGCTTCAACTGCGTGCCATAGCCGTCCCATTCTTTCGCCGCTTTCGTGGCAGGATTGTCGCGACGGTATTTGACCTTTTCGCTGCCAAGGTCTCGGCCATGAAGCGCGTCGACCGTATTCGACAACTTATTGCCCATATGAGCAGCCGCATGAACACCCGTTATCTCGCGCTCAACGCCCGCAAGAGCATCAATCGAAGCACCAATGTTCCTGCTCTTGGGAAATCCGCTCGAATAAATCCAATGAAGGCTGTCTTTTATGCCAAATCCAGCGAACCGAATGCCAAGACAAAGCCAATCATAGGTGCGGGAACCTGCAAAGGCGACCATGTAACCGCCCGGCTTTAGAATCCGATAGCACTCCATCCAGACAACAGGCGACGGAACAAACGCATCCCAATCGTTCCCAAGATAGCCCGAACCACCTGCCTTGAATTCATCATTTATCAGCCACCCCCTGACAACATCCCGTGGATCAGGCTCTTTCCCCAATCCATAGGGCGGGTCGGTCACAATGGCACCAATAGAATTCGACGGAATCGATCGCAGATGATCGATATTGTTTCCAACATACAGCGTGCCGTTCATTCACCACCAACTAGTCAATCGAAGAGAGATAAGCATCCGTTTTTGAGTAGTCGATGCGCGAACTTGAAGACCTGTTTTTCATCGCCTTATCAAGGGCGCACAGATCAACCGTCAACTCCCACTCGCTCAAGACAGGAACCGCCTGCCCGCTCATGGACGGAGCCAACCAGAACCCGCGCTCTGCGATGATCCTGCGCATGGCAATCGCATCGCCATTGTTCGGTTTTGGAGCAGCATCCCGCTCCAACTTGGATGGCATCCGCTGCAAAGGCTTTGATTCGCCCTTGATTGCACCTTTGGGGGTCGATTTGTATCTTGCCTTCAATTGTCGCTCCGTAGTGAATCAAAATTAGCCTTCAAATCGGCCAACTCGCGCTTTGAAAGATCATGCGAAAGCAGCGAAAGGATGCTCTCGCATTGAGCATCGGTGAGCGAATTTACGATCGTCACCCACTCGATGGACGAAACGCTCGGTGATCCAACCCAATAGTCGCCAAACGCCTCATAAGACCAAGGCGCGATACGCTCCACAATCTGTGCAATCGATTGCGCGTAGACCCGAATCTCGTGCTGCGCGTGTTTATCCATGCGGAGAAGCAGGAACTTCAGAAGGTTCAGCAGGTCGACCTTCCAATAGAACTCCGTGTATGTCGCAACAGGCAAAACCGTCCGCGCCAACTCCCGCGCAAGCCCCTGACCGACAAGGTGCTGATACTGCGCGTGCGATTGCGACATGACCGTCTGCATCGCAAAAATCATCGAATCTGCGTCATCCTTGGTCATCCCAGATTTGTTC